TTTCAAAGAGTGGAACTCCAAGCAAAACCTTAGGTCATACTACCTCAAAGGCGACCGTGTAATTGTGCTGGATCAGGCACGGTTTGACGCGCTGCTATCCCAGCCAAAACACCTCACATAAAGGACCCTTAAGAAAATGGATGACTACATGGATATTCACCCACAGGACGGCAGGCCAATGACGGCAAGCCCAAGCACAGAAGGCGAGAAAATGGAAAAGACACTACACAACAGCGACATCAGCGGTGCGCGGCAGAACGTGAAAGACATCAAGGTTGTCGGCAATGGCGACCTGTTTGCCCTTCTTTGCAAGGCGTCGAGCGAGGCGGAGGGATGGATGAAATCCACCAAGGCGATGCAAACACCTATGGGCTGCGTGGTGCAGGTCACGACACAGCAAAAGGGCATCGACGGAACGTATGCCGTGGCCGAGGCTCTGACATTCGTTCCCGGTGCGGTGATCGTTGACGACGAAAACAGCGGGCGCAAACTCGTGTCCTCTGCGGACGTTAGCCAAGCCTCTTCGGCTTAAATAAAATGGCCGTGGCAGATCGCCTGTCGCGGCCCAATTCAAAGGACCCGTCATGCAACCCCTACGGATATTAGACGCAACGCGCGTCCTTGCTGAAACGCAAGATGAATACTACGCGCTTGCGATTAAAGATGAAGAAATTGAGGGCGTTAATCATATGACCTCAGTTTGGGAGCCAACGCCCAAAGAGCTTGCAGACCTCGCCAATGGCGGCGCTGTCAGGCTCACAATTCTTGGCACTGGGCATCCGCCCGTTCAACTCACCACCCAATCTGCACCGGAGTAGAAAATGAAGATAGATGTAACAGCCAAAGACTTCAACCCATCCAACAACGAGATGGTTGACGCGATCAAAGGCAAAGCAAACGAGCTTGCCGATGTGATCAATAAACTGCCAGCGAGCCGCCGTCGCAGCATCGCACTCACCAACCTTGAAACGGCCAGCATGTTCGCTGTGAAGTCGGTTTTCTATGGCGACGATAACGAGCGCACAGACGCTTAATATTTCGGGCTGATATCTCATAGGTGTCAGCCCCCAATTCAAAGGACGGAAAAGATGAAAATAACAGCCATAACAGAACATGAAGACGGTAGTGCCACGTTTGACTTTGACTTGGACGATGCCACAGCTACCTTGGCTCAAGAGCTTGGGGTAAAACTATTAATCTATTGTGGTGCTACTGGGACAACCATAGATTATGTGTTTAAAACCGTATTGGGAGGGTTTGAAGATGATAGCTAGGGAAGACGTTGTCTTGGCCACACTGAAAAGCTCTCGTGAGCTTTGTATTGAGATGCGTGAGCTACTAGACGCCAATCGTAGTGTAGACCATTTGACTGACGTTGAGATGGAGGATTGGCAGTCCCTATCCTTAGACATATTGGCGCTAGACCGTGTGATTGAATACTATGGAGGATAACTTGTTATGACGGAAGAAGTAGGACACATGAAAGGAATGACTATGGAACATAACGATATTAAAATCTCAGGCTGTTTTGAATCTGACGAAGGTGTAGATTTTATTGAGATAGGCGAAGCCTTTGGTGTTAAAGACTTAGCTAAGAAGCTTCTTGATAAGTATGGGACCGACATCATCGGCGTAGATATGGAGCTTGACGGCGAATATGCTAACGGTTATGCTGTCAATGACATGGCCGTAATGGTCGAACTAGAACGTATTGGAGGATAATACTATGGCTGTAACTATCTCAGTGGAAGAAACAATTGGCAAGCAATTCGACATTTTTTATAGAGAGTGTAAGTTCCAAGGTATCGAACTCTCAGAAGAGGTTAAGCGTCTGCTTCATATCTTAGAAGGGGATACAATCACAGAAGCAACTTCGGAGTACACTTCAGAGTATCACGCTGCTTGGGACGAAGGTCATCAGGAGGGTTGGCTGGAGGGTCGTGACGAAGGCTATGCTGAAGGCCGTGACGATGGCTGGTATGATGGTAAACATGTGGGATACGAAGAGGGCTTCACTGATGGTAAGGATGAGGGTTATGATGAAGGTTACAGCGATGCTGAAAAAGACCTAGCAAAAAAGGACTAGCTATGAAAAGCTATTTTTACAGAGTAGGCATTGCTCTATCAATGTTCTTTAACGTTCTGGTGGGCGGTGAAGTTGGTCAAACTTTCTCAGCTCGTCAACACGAAGCTAAGCGTAATAACAAGCTTAACTTATCTCGTTTAGTGGATGCCTTGTGTGGGAAAGACCACTGCGCTGTTTGCTGGGCATTTTGGAAAGTACGAAAGTGGTAATAAGGGAAAAACTATGTTTACTATAGAACACCAATCCGAAGATACGATTATCACTACCCTAGATGCTAGTGGTCAGTCTGAAGATGTAGAAGTAATGATTGATGATGACTCTGTTTTTATGAGGCAGTGGCACGAGAAACGACAGAAGTATGAAGTCTTAGGGATGTCCATCCAACAGTTCAATGACATCATTGCAGCTATGAACCTGCCAGAAGGAGCTTACTATGCAAAATAAAGTATACGAACGTATCGCCCTAGACTTCTTTTCTCCAGACCATCGCAACCACACAGGGTTAGCTAAGGGTCTACTGGAAGAAGCAAACGAAGTAAAAGAGGCAGAAGAAACAGGAACTAGAGAAGATCTTTTAGACGAGCTAGGTGACGTACTATGGTATGTAACTGTTATGGCTAATCAGGAGGGTTCTTCGTTAAGTGAAATAATGAAGCGCAACTATTTCAAACTGGAGTATCGCGCAATTAACGGGAAGGCTTAGGGGTAAGCTCCCTTAAAAATAAGGCTAAAAAATACCCGCAAATAATGACCAAGGTCTACCCCTAATTAAAGGAATATTACTATGACTATGGCTATCATTGATGGTGATGTATTAGTATACATGGCTATATGGAAAAGTGAATCACTAGAAGAAGGAAAGAAGAAGTTCCAAGGACTATTAGATGATGTGTTGAATAGTTTGTTTACTAAAGACTACGTTATGGCCATTGGTGGTCCTGACAACTTTCGATTGGACCTGTTCTCTGACTATAAAGGGAATCGGAAGAAAGCCAAAGACAATAGACTTGAGTGGTTTAATGACTTGAAGTCTTGGGCTAGTAAACTAGAAGGCTCTGTTGAGTCTGATAACTGTGAAGCAGATGACCTGGTACGGGTATGGGCCTTAGAGTGTGATGCAGCTGGCATTAATCGTGCTGTTGTATCCGTTGATAAAGACTTACACTGTATTCCGGGAACTCACTACAACCCAAGAAAAAAGGAGATCTACCAGATTGATAAAGAGTATGGTGAGCGGTTCTACTGGCAACAAGTACTAACAGGGGATAGTGTTGATAACATCCCCGGCTTGCCAAAGGTAGGTCCAGTAAAAGCTAAGAAGCTTCTTGCTGATGCTATTACTCACAAAGAAATGCGTGATGTAGTATGTCGTGCTTATAATGACGCTTATGGCGATGAGGGTTATTCCTACATGATCGCTAATGGTCGCCTTATCCATATCTGGAGAAAACTCAATGACCATTTTAAGATTAGGAAGGAAGACTATGAATCTGCAATTACTAAATGAAATGATGGATAATTCCGTCGAGGTAGAGGGTCTTGGGCATTGGGCGACACAATCATACTTGGTTCAGGAAAATCCAGTAGACCACTTTGGCTTTGTGTATGTTATTAAGAATAAAAAAACAGGACACCTCTACATTGGAAAGAAACAAACAAAACACGGTGGAAAGAAATCTAGTAAGAACTACGGGAAAGAAACTAACTGGAAAAGCTATGAGGGTTCTTCAAAGCATCTCACCGAACAGATTAAAGAGTTCGGCAAAGATAATTTTAAATTTGTCATCTTGGAGCTTTATAGCACACGAGGTGGTTTGAATTATTGCGAAATAGCTTTCCAGACAAAGTGTAATGTACTGACAGAGAGACTCCCTGACAGTGATGAACGGTTATTTTTGAATGCCCAAATCGGCGCTGTTCGGTGGATTCCTAAAGAGTTCTGGACCGACGAGGAGCGGCTTATGTTCGTAGGTGAGAACAATGGGTTCTACGGCAAGACTCACACAGCGGAAACAAAGAAACTGTTGTCAGATTACAGGAAGGGAATGCGGGGTAAAATTCCTCGCACACCAGAGTGGAACAAGGCTATCTCAGAGGGCAGTATGAAAGGGTTAAATCATCATAACTCGAAAGGAGCTATAGAAGGTACTTGCGTTAAAACAGGAGATGTAATCATATGTATTGGTCGCACTGCTGTAGAAAAAGCTGGCTTCGAACAAGCATCGGTGTACCGCTGTGTAAACGAAAAACAAAAAACCCACAAAGGGTACACATGGAAAAGGAAATACTAATGCTTCGAATGATTGCCACAGGCACTTATATAATGAGCCTCGCTATGTTGGTTCTTTCTTTGTTTGGAATCCTAGAGGTTCTTGGCTTTAACGCTATGGCAGGTCTTATCTTGTACTTTCTTCTTCAAGAAGTGTCGGAGTTTACTGCTACTATTGTTTATACACGGGAATCTGAAGAGGAATAAGTTATGGGTCGAATAGTTACTAAGAATCAACCTTGCGATGACTGTGGTGGCTCCGACCCTCTTCAAATTTATGATGATGGTTCTAAGTTTTGTTTCAGCTGTCGTAAGTCAACACCAGCACCTAGAGGGGTTACACCTGTGATTAATAACAACACAGACTTTGAGCCTGTTTCGTACGGGCCTAGTCTTACTGAAATCCGGGAAGACTTCACTAGTCGCGGGTTTAAAGAACGTAACATCTTTAAGCAAGTATCAGAACACTACGGTGTAAAGGTATCTTACGATATGGATGGAGCTATTGATAGCCACTACTACCCTTACTACAGTGAAGACAACTTGGTGGGTTATAAAGTTAGAACCCTTCCTAAAAAGTTTGCTTCCGTGGGTACAGTCCGTGGTGGCTTGTTCGGACAACAGCTATTCAACGGCGGTAAACGTCTTGTAATTACTGAAGGTGAGTTAGATGCTATGGCGGTACAATCCGCATGGTATAAACGCTACAAAGCCTTCTACCCGGTTGTATCACTTCGTTCTGCTTCCTCTATCAAAGACTTGATTGAAGAGCGTGATTGGATTCGTAACTTCGATGAAGTAATTCTTTGGCTTGACAACGATGAAGCAGGTCGTGAAGCCACTAAAGAAGCAGCTCGTATTATTGGTTATGATAAGGTTAAGATTGCTAAGTCCTCTGAAAAAGACGCTTCTGACCTCTGGATTAAAGACGCTGATAAAGTCCTTAAAACAGTCTACGATGCTACTGATTACACCCCTGCAGGTATTCTTGACAAAGATGAACTGTGGACACAACTAGAAACTTACAACCAACTTGAGTCAGTGCCTTATCCTGACTTTATGGATGGGCTAAACGATAAACTCAAAGGTATGCGCTTCGGTGAAATCACTCTGTGGACATCGGGTACAGGTTCAGGTAAGTCTACGCTACTACGCGAGATTGCTGTTCACTTGCTTGAGACTACAGAAGATAAAGTCGGAATCGTTTCCTTAGAAGAATCACCTGCTGAGACTGCTCGTAAGATGAGTGGTATGGCACTTAACCGTAACCCTGCTGCAGAAGAGATTCCCCTTGATGAACTCAAAGCAGGCTATGACCAACTCTTCGGAGACAATCGGGTACTTGTACTCGACCACCAAGGCTCTATCTCTGATGGATCCATTATGGATTACCTAGAGTACATGTGCCTGTCTGGTGCTAAGTATTTGTTTGTTGACCACATTACTATTCTCGCTTCTGAGGGTACTGATGGTTTGACAGGCAACGAAGCTATCGATAAGATTATGAATGACCTACTACGACTTGTGAAGAAACACAACGTATGGATTGGTTTGATTAGTCACCTTCGTAAGACAGACAACAAGGGAAAGTCCTTCGAAGAAGGTAAGCTACCATCTATGGATGATATCCGTGGCTCTGGTTCAATTAAACAAATTAGTATGGACATCATTGCCTTTGCGAGAGATGTAGGTAATGGAGATGACGCTAAAAGAAACACGATTAAAACAAAAGTCCTCAAATGTCGTTATACTGGCATTACAGGCCCATCAGGAGCATTGCTTTATAACTTTCCTACTGGAAGGCTCTGTAAAGGCCAAGACTACGAAGAAGAAGCCCAAAGCCAAGGCTCTGGACAATTCATGAGGGTATAACATGACAGAACAAGAAGCGATCCTAGTAAGTATTATCCTCAATATGGCAGTAGATGGGAAGTGTGACTTGTCACAACTATCACCTAACGTTGCTGATTTTATTGAAGGCGCAGTAACAGACTATTACGAAGATCCTGAAGAAAATAAAGAAGTATACTGGTACGCTCACGAAGCACTAGAAGGCGTTTCTAAAAAGAAACTACATTAAGGAGAACTCTAATGACTAAGCTAGAAGAACTAAAGGCTGCTCATGAAGCTGCTGTTGATGTTTATATAGCTGCTGTTGCTGCGGCTCGTGAAGCTTCTTTTGATGTTTATGATACTGCTTATGATGACGATTATGCCGCCGCTGTCGGTACTTATGATGCTGCTTATACTGCTGCTGCTGCTGCTTGGGTTTCTTACCGAACTGAACTAGAGAAACAAGAGGAGACGTCTAATGACCACTAAGCTTGAAGAACTAAAGGCTGCTCATGATGCCGCGTATGACGCTGCTCGGGATGCTTATGCCGCGTATGACGCTGCTCGGGATGCTTATGAAGCCGCCTCTTATGCTGCTGATGCTGCTGCTTGGTCTGATTACAGAGCTGAACTAAAGAAAACACAAGAGGAGAATGTTCGTGAACACCGATGATCCCTGCGACAATGTTCTACACTGGTTAGAGCGGATAAACGAACTAAGAAAAGGAAAAGAAAAATGAGTAACACTACTATCGACGATATCCCCCAAGAGTTCCATAAAGCTTGGCACTATGCAAATGACTTTATGTTCTACGCAATCAAAACCGAAGAGCACTGCGAACTCTTCCTTAAGGACTCTTCTAAGTGGAATGAAGAGGAAAAAGAGTTCTTGCTCTGGGCTTGGACTTTGATTACTACAGGCGTTGACACTGTTAACTATGGATCGCTTGAAGAAGAAGCAGAAGTTGTTCTGGCCATTGAAGAAATGACTAAGAGAGAGCTTGACGCTTATGCTAAAGAAGAATATGACATTGACCTTGACCGTCGTCAAAGCAAAGTCAACATGATTGAAGAACTAGAAGAAAAGCTAA